CACAGTGCCGGCGTTCTGGGTCAGCACCGTATTGCCGTCCCCGTCCACAACCCGCAGCGTCAGGTCCGAGGTGGCCAGGTTGTCGGTGTCGGGTTTGATGGCCAGGTGGACCGTCCAGGACCGGGCAGAGGGCGTTGTGAACTCCTGCTCCACATACCCGCCCGGGCCAAGGACAGCCATCCCGTAGTGCTCGTCGCCGTCACTGGCCGCGTAGCTGGCGTCTGAGGCCGTCCAGTTGTCCAGGTCGTGCCAAAAACCGCCGTTACTGAGCCGGTTTCGCTCCAATGGCCGCCTCCACGTCCTTTACCAGAATCCGGCCGCCGGCGCCGCTGCCCTTGACCGCAGCCAGGTCGAGGCCATGCTCGCTGGCCAGCTTGACCGCTTCGTCGGTCGCCTCCGGCGCACCGTCGCCGTCCGCGTCCGGAATGTCGGCCCCGATCTCCGGCTCCGGGGTCCAGGGCTCGCAGATCGGCGACTTATGCCGCTGCACCTTCTGCTCCACGTAGACCTCGATCTCAGGATCTTCGGCCAGCCGCCAGCCGGCTTGCCCTAACCGCCCCTTGGCGTGGTCCCGGTCGCACGAGTGGACCGCGCCGGCCGGGTTGACGATGTAGTAGACGCCGTTGACGCCCTGGTGCTTGCTCTTTACCTTTGCCATATTATGTCTCCTCTATAACGGTTACCTGCCGACGGCAGTAACCGTCACGGTCACCGGGTCGGTACTGCCATCGGCAACTTCCTGGGCTATGCGCATAAAGCGCCCAAACACGGGCAACCGGTCAATGTCGGTGGTGTCGGTCGAGGCGTTGGTCGCCAGCGCCGCGCCGGCGACCCAGTTCGAGTTGTCGTTGGAGTACTGCACTGTGATCGTGATGTTGTGCCCGGCGTTCTGGTCGATAACATGCTGGATATCGACCCAATCAAACCCCAGTAGATCAACACCGGTTGTATTGGTGTCCTCGGTGATCGCCGTCTCCGGCTGAAAACGGAAGAACCGGCCGCCGTCGGTGCTGACCAGGTTGGCCACCGGAGTGGGTGCAGCCGGGGGTGCGGCCTGGGCCGGCTGGCCGGCGATGGGCAGCAGGGCTAAGGCCATGAGCATCACTGCGACAACGGTCGCCAGAGCCATGCTGAACGCGGATTGTTTGGTGAGTTTCATAGTATCCTCCTATCGTAAAATGACCTTGATGGTCGGTGTTAGTGATTCATTGTTGGTTGGCGCAGCCACGACCCGGAAGTGAGTCCCCTCGACCGTCGTGCGCGTGTAGGTGTCGGTGTCCACATCGATGGCGGTGGCTAGCGCCGAGGCGCTGCTGTGGTTCAACCAGTTTGTCCCATCCGGCGAGACCTGTAAAGTAAACGTGGTCGTGTTCACCGCCGAGTCGTCAATGTCGATCAGCAGGTAAACCTCGGCCACAGTTGGCGGAGTGTCCACCCCCAGGGCCGACCAGCGGCTGCCGCCAAAGTTGGTCTCCTCGGTGATCGCGCTTGTATTGAGCGTGCTCGCCACGACCCGGACCGCTTCCGGCGCGGCCGCGGCGTTCCACTGGACCGGCAGCAGCAGGCCCAGCAGGGCCAGACTGAAAAACAGTGTAGCTAAGAGTTTCTGGCGCATGGGCACCTCCTTCAAAACTCAACGGTTGAACAGCGTCCAGGTGCGGGCGCTGTTCAACTCCTTTTAGATCTCGGCTGTTCGCAGGACCGTTGCCTGGTTGTCGCGCAGCTCCGCGACCCCGTACAAAACATCGATGGTCACCTTGACCCCAAGTTTGTTGTGGTCATAACTGAGCGTGACCCGCAGCCCGATGCCATCCTCGTCCATCACGACCTGCACGACCCCACCGCCGGCCGGCGCCGGCGGCAGCGGCCGGGTGGCCAGGACCATCGCATTGCGGTGAAACAGCAGGTTCTTGGCCTCGCTGGCCGCAGTCGCAATCTTCTGGTCCAGGAACACGTCAAAACCCATGAACCGACCGGTAAACGCTCCGGCGGCCGCAGACCCCAGGCTCTCGGCGTAGTCCCGGTTGACGGCGCGCTCGATGCCCAGGAACTCGAAGTCGGCGTCTTCATGCAGCACAGTCGAGCGCATTCCCAGCGGCGCTCTAGCCGAATTCAACTGCCGGCGCCCCTCGCGGAAGTGCGCCTCGGTCAGCCCGGTCGTCGCATCGATCGATTGGCTGAAGCCGGAGTAAAGCGCGGCCAGGTCGCCGTCGATCTGCTCGACCATGACGCTCATGGCATCACCGGCGTATGCGGTGAGCCAATCGGCCCTGGCCAGGGCCTTGCCAAAGTCCTCGATGACGAATGACACTTCCTTGTGCTTGTTGAGTGTCACGCTGACTTTGGTCGCGGTGGGCGTTTGCAACGTGATGTCGCTGTTAGCGACCTTGTCGTTCACCGATAGCGACCCCGTGAACGGGACATCGATGGTCTGGCCGTGGGTTGCGATCTCGTTATCGAAGTCCCTGTTGACCAGCCGCGCCAGGACCGTGTTCGCCCGTAGATACCCCAGCGCCTCGGCCCCAATGATGGTGGCGATATTGACCGATAGTTCGGTCGAAGTGATGTTTGCCATGGTTACGTCTCCTCATTAACTGAATTTGGTTTGTTGGGGTTTGACCTCGGCCAGACTCTGGACCGCGCGATCCCCAAAGCTCCAAATTCGTTTTTTACGGGCAACGCCCCGGGGAGCTGATCGATTGCTTAACTACACCAGGTCGGTGACTGCCTTCCCCTTGGACGCCTTGCGGATCTCCTCCGGCGTCATCGTGCTAAAATCAAGCGGCTTGGCCCCCTGGCCCTTGCCGGCCGGTGGCACGCCTGGCCCTGTCGCCGGTTTCAGGAACTGGAGCAGCGTGTCGGCGTCCTTTTCCATATCCTCGGCAGTTTCGCCGGTCAGCCGGCCGGCCAGGTCGGCCGGGATGCCCTTCTTGGCCGCCACTTCGAGCCGGATCCGGGCCAGCTTCTCTGTCTTCAGCTCGACCTCCCGCTGCTTGGCCAGTTCTTCCCACTTGCCCTGCGCTTCGGCATCTTTGTCGGCGGCAGCCCTTTGATCGGCTTCCAACTTGGCCAACCGGTCGTTGGCTGTCTTTAGCGCATCATTGACCTCCTTGAAACGGTCGTAAGGCACCGGGCCGGGTGGGTCGCTCGCCGGCGGTGTGGCCGGTGGAGGTGTCGCCGGCGGGTCCGCTTTGGGCGGATCAACCTTGGGCGGGTCGGCGCTACCACCGCCATCGCCTTGCCACAAAATGCGTGGGCCAAATAGATTAAATAACATATCGTCTCTCCTTCGTTTTTTACGGGCAACGCCCCGGTTATCGTCTCCTGCTGGTCGCGTGGGCCGGGTGGATCTCCACCCGCCGTCCCGTCTCCTGCCGGGCCTTGATTTCGGCCCGGGCGGCATCCCTCATCTCGCCGGTGGTCGGACCCACTTCCTCAAAATGCTCCAGCCACAACGCCTCGGACGTGCGACAGAAGTCGTGAAACGGTGGGTGCAGCTTTTCGTCGCTGAAGCGCGGCGTCCCGGTCAGCACAAACGGCTCGTCGAGCAACTGGATCTGGGCATGAGCCTGCAGACAACAGTCCGTCGTTCGCTCGTCGATGGCCGCGATCACCTGGTTTCGCCACTGCTGCCCGGCCTGGCTCTGGCCGGTGGCGTAGTAGACGCCCGTCGTCGTCACCGCCGTCGACCACATATCCAGGATGGTGTTCGCCGCCAGCAAATTCATCCCATGCCGCCACACGCTGGCCCGGTCCCGGACCTGCTCGGCGAACAGCCGCTCGACGATGACTGACTCTGGTTCGTCCCTGAGCCTGGCCAGCTCGGCCAGCAGCCTGGCCTGCGCCACGTCGACCCAACCGGTGGCGTTGTCGATAAACCCGGTCGCGACCGCCTGCCGCTCGGCCAGCGAGGCCGCCTCGACCCCGGCAAACGGTGGCGTGCCCGGATCAAACCGCTGCAGCAGCTCGAACTGTGTCTCGGCCAGGGTTCCGGCCACCTCGCCCAGGGCCTGGCTGTGCTCCCGGGCCACCTGGGTCAGCTGCGGTCGCAGCGCGTCCAGCTCGGCCCGGATCGCTGCCGGCAGCCCCGGATCACGTGCACCGGCGCCGGTCAACCGGTCGACCAGGACCAGCCTGGCCGCCTGCACCGGCTTCTGGGCCGCGTCCAGATAGCGGCCCTCCAGGCGGATCATGTCCCGGTTGAACGTCTCGGCTGGTCGTAGGTCAGGCATCGCTCATGTTCCTACCCGTCATCATCGTCGTCCGGATCACCGCCCTGGCTGGGCTCAGGCGGCCGCTTCGGCGGTTGTCCCTCCTGGATCTGCATGCTCCGCTCGCGCTCCAGCGCCAGCGCTTGCAGTTCCAACTGCATCGCCGTCTCCGGGTCAAGCGGCAGCACCGGCCTTTCCTTGTCGAACGCCAGGGCCTCGTCGTCCAGGACCCCCAGTTCGGCCAGGCCCGTCATCGTCCTGGCGGCTCGCCCCGCCATCCGCAGGGCGTCGGCCAGGCCGTGGTCGTAATTGGGCCGGCAGCGCCTGACCTTCAGCACCAGCTCAAGGAGCTGCAGCTCAAGCGTCGCCGTCGCAATCTGGTCCTTTTTGCGCAGCTCGTCAAAGGCCATCTCCGGCAGCGCGCCATGGACCTGGTCCCTGATCTCACGCACGAAGTCCAGAATGCCGGGGATATCCACGCTGGGCAATACCGCCTTGACGTCTGCACCTGTTGGTAAAAACCAAATATTGTCGCCGGATTTGACCAGGTCGCTCGGCTCGGCCCCAACCACCGCCCACTGTGGCTCCGCATTTTTGCCGATGATATCGGCCAGGTAGGAGGCCAGTTGGTTGACCTCGTCGAGCAGCGGGATGGCCTTCTGATAGGTCGACTCGCCCCACATCTCGCCGGTCTTGATGTGTTCGATCTCGACGAAAGGCACAAAGAGCAGCTCGTTCTTGTACTCAGGCTGCCTGCCGCCAAACTCCTGCGCCAGGCCATCCTTGAAGGTGCGCACGGCCTCGACTGTGACGACCTCGGCGTATTCATACTCCTTGCCCGCAGCGTCCAGCCGGATCTCGACGTAGATACCCACCTGGGGCGTGTCGTCGTAGTCGCCGGCCTCGATGAGCAAAAAGCAGGTGGGCTTGACTGGCCTCACGATCACCCGGCCCGCATCCCTCAGATCGCTGATTTTTAGCCCACTGACCCCGTACTGGGCGCCGAAGTGGACGTACAGGACCCCATCGCGATCCCAGTCGGACCAGTCCAGCACCCGGTTGATTGCTGGCTGCCAGGCCGCGTTGAACGGCTGCTCGGTCGAGCCGTCGGGCAGCGCCCAGCCGCCGGGCACGATGCCGGCGTCGACGTCGACCGCCCTGGCCAGGGGCAAATACAGCGGTTTGATGCCCTTGTAGAGCCGTGGCCAGAGCCAGCCCACCTGCTCCCGGACCGCCTTGTAGATCGATCCGTCGTAATATTTGCGCCGGCGATCCAGCTCCTTCAGCCGCGCTTGCCAGCGGCCCTTGAAGGGTTTGAACTCGTCGGTGTCAAAAATGCTCTTGCGCTGCCTACTCTGTGTCGCCATAGTCGTCCAGTAGTCGCTCGATCTCCTCGTCAGTCCGGGCCGGCGCCGGCGCTGGCCCCAGTTGAGGCGCTTGGCCGTAGAAGTCGACCCGTCCGCTCTTCATCTGGCGACCTCCCTTGACAAACCCAAACTTGTCGACCAGGCCATACGCGATAGCCTTCATCGCGTGGTTGTTCTTGTCGACCGGCTTATCGTCGGTCGGGTTGCCGTCCCGGTCGGTCGGTTTTCTATACTGGCCATACTCGGCCAGGGTGTGCTTGCACCGGTCCGGGTCGTGAAACAGGCGTGGCCCGCCCAGGCCGTTCAGAAACGTCTTGTGCCGGTCGATCCCATCCAGGACGCCGACTGCCTGGCTGCGCGGCCTCAGCCCGGTCAGGCTGGCCCAGATCTCCTCGGCGCTCTTCTGCGCGTGATGCTGCCGGACCGCCTTGTCAGCCACAATCCGCTCGACCTTGGGCCACCACTCGCGCTGCTGGGCGATCCTGATCACCTGCTCGTGCGTGTGAAAATTGACATAAATTTCGTCAATGTGCCACACTTCCCCGCCGTGAAACTGCACCGCCAGCACCGCGTATGTAGATGGATCGTAGCCCGGATCGACCCAGATTGTGACCGGCAGGCTAGTGTCAAATGGGCAGGGCCTGGCGTTTCGACTCCAGCTAAACTCCCTGGCAAAGACCAGGGCTCGGCTGGCCACCTTCTCCGCCGCGACCGTCCGCTTGAACTCGTCCTCGGGTAGGATCGCCTCGAGCCGCTTGATCTCCGGGTCGTCCCGGCCCAGCGGGTACAGGACCCGGTTGGTCCAGGCCGGCAGGCTATAGGTCTCGCCGTTCCAGGCGTTCCCCCTGGCGCTCAGCTCATCGACCGTGCCGGCATACCAACCAAAATTGTCCTTGAGCGTTCCGGCCAGGACCACCCGGCCTCGCACTCGTGTCACCCTGCGGGCCGCCGCCAGCAGCACGCTGTAGCTGTCAATGATGCCGGCTTCGGTCAGGCAGATAATGTCAGGCTGCTCGCCCCGGGCGATGATGCTCGACGCGCCCCGGTCCACGCTCAGCGTGGTCACCCGGCAGCCGGTCCGTGTCTCTAACGACCACGACCCCTGCTTCGGCTGGCTCACCCGCCTGGCGTCCAGCGCCCCCAGCCGGGTCAGGTTCTCGACCAGGTAGTTGAACTCAGGGTGCGTGTTGTCATACGTCTGGCCGACCAGGTAAACCAGCTTCGACCAGGGCACACAGGCCGTGATCTCAGCCGCCGAAACGTGCGATTTGCCGGCCCCCTCCGCCCCGACCAGCTGCAGAACGGTGGCCTGGCTATTATGTATCCGGGCCTGGCTCGGGTTGGGATCGTGGCCCATCAACCGGAACGTCTTCCACTTCTGAGCCCGGTTTGGCCATCGACTCATTGTTTACCCCGATCAAAACGTTCAACCACAGCTTCAACCTGTCCTGCCCTGCGCCCTCGGGGGGTGCCTTCTGGGCCAGGAACTTCAGGGCTGACTGCGCGTCGTACAGCTCGATATCGAGCGTGTCATTGCCGACCAGGTCCTTGCCGACCTTCAGCCGCTTGACCAGGTGCAGCTTGTTCAGCGCCGCGTCTTTTTGCAGGTTGATAGTGACCCTGCCCGACAGGCTGATGTCCACGAAATCGGCCATGGTGCCTCGGGCCTGGTCCGACAGGCGCATCAATGCCTCGTCTGCCGACATCGTCAGCTCACCGAGGTGGTCTTCGATCTCCTGGGCAAACTTCTTTCTCTTTGCCGGACCGATCTTGTTCGGCCACTTGTAATTGGCTCGCCTGGCCGCCTCAGTCGAATTCCAACATTGGTAATACTCGGCGAGCCAGACCCGCTCTTGTTGGCTTGACATACCTATTTTTACCTAGCCCCTGAGGGCCGACTGTCCGCCCGGCGGACAGGGTTTAGGCGCTCGCCTCGGCATCTACCCGTGACCGTTGCCACCTTGCCACAGATCCTCATGGACCATGGTCCATACCCGAGCCGTCCCGGCCCAGCCGGCCATGGCCAACCGCGCTAGGGTATGCCTGATCCGTCGCGTCCGCTCGCGCGGCAGGATGATCAGGATGAACATGACTACATTTAGGAATGTGTTCGCAATGGCGAACGCGACCAGCAGCCGCCTGAGAAAGCAACTCATTTTTCGCCCCTGGGCTGCTCGCGCAGCAGCCCGTAATAATTCGCCGCGATCTTATCGATAGCCTCCTCAAATGCCTCGACCTGCACTTTGGAGTACGCCTGGAACATCTCCTGGCTCGACGCCTGCATTAACTTGAGCAGCTCGACCTGAGACAGACGCTGCTCCTGCAGCATCATCTCCAGCGCCTTCTGCGCGTCCACTCGCTCCTGCCGCAGCATGTCGCGCCATTTATCCTGCTCGATCAAATGGTACCGCGTCATCACGACGAATGTCCCGATGAACAGCAGCACAATTGGATACTGCGCCCAGGCCGTGTCCGGAATAACATCAAACTGAATCAGGCCCAGGTATAGCACGGGCAGGATGGTCACCATGCGGACCGGCCAGTGAACCAGGTCAGACACTGCCCTATCCAGGCTCGTCGGGCAGTACGTCAACCTCGATGTAGCCTTGCCCCTCGCCAGGCTCCGGGAAAGGCTCCGGTGTGAGATAGCCGACCACAAAGGCGAAGATGGTCGCCAGCGCCGCCGAAACGTCGCCGGGGATCTCAATCCCGCCATAGGTTTGAATAACCCAAACCACGATGGTCGCCAGCGCCCCACCTAATGCAGCCGCTAAAACTTTTGCTCTTGGTGCCATGCCAACCTCCTATTTCAATGGCCTAACATACAACGACACGACCGGCGTCCGCTCGGCCTGCGCTAAAATCCGATCTCGTTTGGCCTGGCTAATTTCACCGGCCTCGACAAACGCCTCAAACAGTTTGTTTGAGACTGACTTTTTGACCTGAATAATTTTTGCGGCCATGGCATCGCCCAGTTCAAACTCGGCCAGGCCAACCGGGATCGCCACCCGGTGTGACTCGGAAATAAAAACACGACCCCGGCCGGGGATACTGATCTCGTGATACTTGAGCGCAACCAGGTTGGCCTTGACCTGTTTTTCGAGCTCCCGGTACCGTTCGAACGAGGATTGCAGGTTCAATAGCTCCTCAACCATCTGTTTGGTTTGCGATACAGTTGGTTTGGCCATCTCACCCCTCCGGCGTCGGCAACGGGCTGTCTGTCGTTGGTGTCACCACCGGACTCGTCGCCGCCGGTGTAGGTGTCGCCGGCGGTGGGTCAGGCAGCCGGCAGGCAGCCAGCAACAAAACAATCGCAATAATCAAGGCGAAGGGTCTCATGTAAACCTCCTCAAATCCGATCCACCGCAGCGCGCCGTTTGGCCGTGCTGCAATGAAGGTATATGCTGGTCGTTGTGATATCCTCATGGCCGAGCAGGTCCCGGATGGTCTCCAGGTCAGTGTTAGCGTCCAGGAGCGCCACCGCGAACGAGTGCCGCAGCGAATGCGGATGCAAATCCTTCCGCAGGCCCGCACCGTGACCCAGTTCCTTGATCAGGCTTCTGATCCGCCTGTTACTGATGCGCCAGCCCCGGCTGCTGCAAAATACCGGTCCGGACTGGCGGCCGGCCAGGTGCTGATCGAGCGCGGTGGCTGCCTCAGCGTGCAGCGGTACAAATCGTTCCTTAGACCGCTTACCAAATCGGACGTGGACGCTCAGAGCCTCAAAATCCAGGTCATGAACATCGAGCATCCGCAGCTCATTGCTCCGGAGGCCGCTGTATAAAAATAGCGTGGCGATGGCCCGGTCCCTGGGCGTCATTTCCAGCGCCAGGAGCCGCCGGCGCTCAGGCTCGGTCAACCACGTCGGCAATTTCCTGCCCATCTCACCGATTCCTATCCGATATCTGTCAAGTTACTGCCAAACCTCTGTCATGGCCGCAAATCCGCATTTTCGGCCATGTCCTTCACGACACCGACCCTGCTGCCGGCAGCGGCCAGGCCCACCCCGGCGAGGGCTTCTCAAACCAGCCCCTTTGCCGGAACGTGGCCGTCACGTCTCGACAGGCCTCGGTCTGCTGCGTCTGCGCGATACACACATCGTAGACGCCGCGATAGTACTCGGCCTCCGGATCGCCGGCGGGCGCGCTGTTCGCAAACGCGAACGCAGCGACTCCGATGACGCCCACGGTGACAATAGTTAGCGCACCCACGGCCAGTAGACTGAAAACCACCAACCACTCGGCTCGACGGCTCACCGTGTCACCTCACTGAACCGTTTAGCCCCCACCTGCCGGGCCAGCTCCTGGCCAACCTCGACAATGCCGCCGTCACCGTGTTTCTTCCGAAACTCGGTCGTGTTCTCCTCGGCCAGCCAGGACTCACCCCTGATCTGGTCGATCCAGATCAACCGAAAGTACATCGGCCCTGGGTGGCGAAACTTCTCGATCCCCAGGACCAGCCCCTTCGCCGGCATCGGCTCGCCATCCGGGCCGACGACCATCGGTTCCTGGTCGTCGGCTTCCTCGACCTCACCGGGACTCCAGAGCCGTGGCGGCTCCTGGTCCTTGATGACCATCTTCGGTCTGTCCTGGCTCACGTCATCACTCATACTAAAATACCCACCCTATCCCCCGGTTTTTTACGGCCGTAGACTCAGGCCCCGGTCTCCAATTTGCTCACGCGGCTCGCGCCGCAAAAATAGTTCGATGTCGATCAACTGCCACACGATGGCCAACGCCACCGCATGCGTCGTGTCGAATGCGTCAAGCTTGTCCCGCACGTTGCGCAGGTGGCCCTTGACCGTCGTTTCGGCGATGGCCAGCCGCAGCGCGATCGCGCCGCCGGTCAGGCCGGTGGCTCTCAGGCTCAGGACTTCGACCTCCCGCGCTGTCAAAGCACAAAAAAAGGGGCGCTCCGAAATTTCGGAGCGCCCCGGTGAATTGCTCACTCTGTCAGGCATAACAACAACTCGATTAACTTTGGGGGGTCAACTCGTCACTCAGGACCCGCTCGATATGGCGGATCTTGCCCTTCTTGACAATAATGACCAGCCTCGCCTCACCCCCATTTTCTTCTGTGTACGAACACAGCGAGGATAACTTGGCGTCGATCGCTAAAATCTGCCACCAGGCCAGCCGCAACAGGCCTCGGTAAGGCGTATATCTGTCGTTAATGTCCACCTCGAAAAGTGTACCATACCTCCCGCCCCGGTTCAATCCTCCTTTTGGGCAGGTTACCCACCCATTGTACTGCAAGAATGTTTGAAAACGGTTTGAGAGCCTGCCGGCGAGGGGATTGACCGGAAAAACTATTGACGCCTGTTGATAGTCAACAGAAACCATTGGCCGGATGTGACAGAGTGTGTTACGGTGTGTTATAATATCACCCTGAAGGACCGGAGAAAGGGTGTACGCCAGCGAGGTAAGTTTATGAATTTTACGATTGAGTCTGAGCAAGAAGTAGACGGCCGTTGGCTGGCCGAAGTTTTGGAACTGCCGGGCGTGCTGATTTACGGCAAAACACAGGCCGAGGCGACCAGCAAGGTACTGGCGCTGGCTCTACGGGTCCTGGCGGATCGCATCGAACACGGCGAGGCCGCACCCACACCAAAGAAAGGAGCTACCCTATGACCATCGCCGATTTACTCCCCCCTCTCGAATACCTGGTCGACGAAGCCGGCCACAAAAAAGCCGTCCAGATCGACTTTGACGCCTGGCAACAAATGCTCGCCCGCCTGAACGCCCTGGTCGATGAAATCGAAAGACTCACCGAGGAGATGGAAGAAGAAGCGCTCAACCGGGCTATGGACGAAGCCATGGACTCGCCCCTGCTGACCCAAGAACAGGCTATGGCCAACCTGAACCAAGACTGAGGTAAAACAATGACCGTTCAAACCACCGACAAATACACCCTACTGCAAAACGCCCAGCAGGTGCTTTGGGAGTTATCCGCCGCTGAACTCGAGGCCGTGCTGAACTTCATCGGCGCCCTGCAAAACGAGGACGACCAGGCCTGGTACTGGTCAACCGAGTGGCAAACTATGGAGCAAGAAGCCGACCGCAACCGGGTCGAAGGCGACTACGAGGAATTTGAAACCGCAGATGATTTCGTCGCCTCGTTATGAAGTTCCAGAAGAGCAAACGGTTTCAGAAATCGTTTGACGGTCTGCCCCCCAACGTTCAAGGTAAAGCCCGTAAAGCCTTTGGCTTGTTCAAAAGGCAGCCTTACCCGCCCTTTCACCCTTCGCTCGTGGTCAAGAAAATCAGGGGTAAAGAAGGTGTTTTCGAAGGGCGGGTAGATAAG